GAGGTTAAGCTTCGTGTCACGCTATCTTATTTTATAGAGCCTAATCCAGGGGAGAGGGGATGGGAAAATAAATATAAGTATAGTTCTTTTGGCCTCAGATTTGATTTTAACAGTCCTGGTGAGGAGGCTAGTGAATTTGTTACCAGGATAAATAAAAAGTATAGAGATGATAATCCTGATGTTGATATTGGGGATAGCGACTCTGAAAGGTGGCTACTTGGGCCAACATTAAGAAATAGGGGGTCAATCCATAGTGATGTTTGGACCGGGAGTGCTATTTCACTTGCAGATAAAAAACATATAGCTATATTCCCCGTTAGTGGGTGGTGGAAAGAGCTGAAACGTGAGAGTCGTCAGGCAAGTATGGCTCGCTTTAGTTTAATAGTATCAATTGAAACCAAGGAAAATAATATTGAAATACATAATGAAATATCGCAAATGTTGAAGATTGAAACTGAAGTGCAAAACATAGTGTCAATATGATAATAGGTCTTTGTAAATTAAATTCACTAGCCCCTTGAATTTTGGGAATAAGGGGCTGGTGTATAGTGATTAAGTTAAAGTATATGTCTTAAAGTTAATGATTTCTTCATTAGCCCAAATGTTGAGTTCTTTTATTCTTTCTTGCAATGCTGTCAACTCATTCCTGACAAACACCTGACTCGCCTTTTCCACATCCCCAAATCCCCCGGTATTGTTCGGGATGATCCCCATCATCTGCGGTGGTACGCGGTGCGCACTCAGCAGATCGTCGCGGCTGGAGTTTTTGATATTGAAAAAATCATCCTTGGTGGCGACCTCACTCAGCGGCAAAATCTTGATGCCGTCGGGCTTGCCGTTCGGCGCGTACATAAACAGGTTGCGGAAGTTGCCTAACCCTTTGGTATCACGCATGGCCTGCCGCATCCTGTCCACGTCGCTGGTGCTCTGCGCCGCATCGGTCATATACAGGATATACCCTGCGTGTGCGCCGTTCTGGTAATACTTGCGGCGAAACAGCGTGGCGGCTTCATTCAGCCATGCGGAGTTAAGTGCGCTCAGGTATTCCGGCAGGCCGTACAGTTCCTGGTTGATATCCGGTTCAATCAGGTGAAACACGCTGCCCGGTTCGAATTGGTGCGCCTCCTTCCAGTCTTGCACAAACCAGTAGGTATCCGGCTCCACGCCCCGGCGGGTGTATTTGGCCGGGGAGCATTGCAGGCGCAGCGGTTCGCCGAGTTGGTTCTTGCGCAGTTCCAGGAATGCGTTACCGAACACCAAATAATCCAGCGCATAGCGGCTAAATTCCTGCTGGCTTAACAGCGGGTGCGGGATGAAGGTGGAGGCCAGAATATTGCGCTTCACAAACATCGGTGAGCTGTGGTGAACGGCGGCCCGCATGCTGCGCGCCAGTCCGTCGAAACTTATCGGCGGTTCGTACCATTTGCCGTTGCCGCAACACTCCAGGTGGTCGAGGATTTCCCGCTTATCCATCACCGGCGAGGGCTCCCCAAAGGTAAAAGCCTCCACGTTCTGTGCGGGGGTGGGTTGGTGTGTGTGCTGTGTTGTCTGCTGTGTTGTGGTGGTCAATGCCTTGCGGCGGTTGCGCTTGCTCATCAGTAAAACTCCAAAATGTTCGGGCTGCTGTTGCCGCTCCCGGCGGTCAAGGGTTCATTTAACAGGGCGTGCATGATGGCCCAGGCCAGATCCGCATGGCTGGCTTCTTCACTGCGGCTGGCGGTGTAGGTCGAGCGTGCGCCGCTGGCGGTCATGGTCTTGCGTATCGCCATAAACGAGGCGGTGATGTCGGTGTGGCTGGTGTCGTATTCCAGGCAGCCGCGCCCGATGGTGTCTTTGGCTTTCAGCACCATCGCGGTCTTGATTTCTGGGGTGTATTTGATTTCACGGGCAGCCGGGAAGAATTCCCGCACCAACTGGAACACCCCTTGCCCGACGGTGGTCGCATCGATACCGATGTATTCCACACAGTATTTGTCGGTGAGGTCTTTAATCTTCTGTGCCTGGTCAGCAAAGTTCATGCCTTGCCACTGGTGGCGCTCCAGCACCCTGAACTTGCCCCCGGCCACCATCGGTGGGGCGATAACCGCGCACCCGGCGCTGTCGCCGCCGTTGGCCTCTGACGGGTCGTAACCAATCCACACCGGGCGATAACCGAAGGGCCGCACCGCATACGGGTTGACGTCGTCCCACTCTTCCAGGGTATCCACCATACAGCCCTGCAACTCGGCGAACGGAAACACCGAGGCGGTATCGTCCACGAATTCGCACATCAGCAGGTTCTGGTATTCCGACGGGCTGTATTCCAGTGAAAGCTGGTTAAGGTCAAACAGGTTGCAGCCGCCGGTCAGTGCATCCTCCACCGTGACAATCTGCCGCCACTGTCCATCGCCACACAGCACGCCTTTGGATAAGTGGCTGTGACTGAGGTCGAGCTGGAGGTGGTCGGCCTTGCTGCGTCGTCCCTTGTTAAACAGTTCCCCCGACCAGAACGGATAGGCACTGTGGGCCAGACTGGACGGGGTGGAAAAGTAGGTGGTGCGCCATTTCTTGTGCAGCGACATGCCGCTGGCGACCTTGCGCAGTTCCTGGAACTTGGGGATCCAAAAGTATTCATCCAGGTACAGGTTGCCGGTGTAACTCTGCGCGGTACGCACGTTGGTGCCGAGGAACATCAGCCGTGCGCCGTTGGATAACACCATCGGGTCACCCTTCAAATCCACCTCGACCAGACGCGCAAAATCAATGATGTAATTGCGGAACACATGCGCCTGAGCCTTGGAGGCTGACAGGAAGATTTGATTACGCCCGGTGGTCAGTGCATCCAACAGCGCCTCACGGGCAAAGAAGAAGGTGGCCCCGATTTGCCGTGACTTGAGGATGTTGCGGATACGGTGTTGCAGCCCGGCGCGATACCACCCTTTCTGATAGTCAAACGTGGACTGCTGGAAAATGTCGGTCAACTTCTCAATGGCAGACTCACTGAACAGGTTGCGTTCAACGGGCTTGCGCTCCCCCTTGTTGCGGTTGGCGACGTTCGGGTTTAAATCCGCTTCGTTGCCGGTCTGGGCGTAGCGGTTGACCCGGGCAAGCCGCTCCACCTGTCGGCCCAACAGGTCAATCTCTTTGAAGTCGATGCCCTCCTTGTGGGTCTTCATGATGAGCTGGATTAACCGTGCTTCCAGGCTTTGCTCGACGCGGGATATCGGCGCGATGGCATCCCACTTGTCGCGCAGCTTCCAGCTCTGCACGGTCGGGGCCTTGGTTTGCAGCGTGTCGGCAATCTGGCGCACAGAGAAGCCCTGCCAGTAAAGCAGGGCCGCCTGTCGGCGCGGGTCGCTGATGAGTGTCGTCGGTGTCGTGTTCATGCTGCCAAGGCTACGCAAGCCCGTTTCAACCCGCCTTAAGTCCCTGTTGTGCCTCGGTTCGTCCAACTGCAACGCGTTGAGCCTGCGGGCTGTTGTCCGCACACTGGCTCCGAACCCCACAACCGGAGAGCCGTTCAACATGGCAAAGAAAGTTTCAAAGTGGTTTCGCATTGGCCTGGAGGGTGACACCTGCGACGGTCGCGAAATTGACGCCAACGACATTCAGCAAATGGGCAGCAGCTATAACCCGAAGGTGTACGGGGCGCGCATCAACCTGGAGCACATCAAGGGGATTTTGCCCGACAGTGATTTTCGCCGTTATGGCGATGTGATTGAGCTGAAGGCCGAACAGATTGACGACCCAGACGAACCCCGCCTGCACGGCAAGTGGGCGCTGTACGCCAAGTTATCCCCGACCGCCGAACTGGTGGCGATGATTGGCAAAAGCCAGAAGGTCTACACCTCCATGGAAATCGGCCGCAATTTTGCCAAGACCGGCAGCAGCTACCTCATGGGGCTGGCGGTGACCGATGACCCGGCAAGCCTCGGCACCGAGATGCTGACCTTCAGCCGTACCGCCCAACACAACCCGCTGACCGCCCGCAAGGCCGACCCGGCCAACGTGTTCACCGTCGCCAGTGAGGCGTTGATTGAGTTTGAAGAACTGGCCGACCCGGAGCCGACCTTTGCCGCCCGCGTAAAAGCCATGTTTAGCCGCAAGCAGGCCAGCGATGACGCGCGTTTTACCGAGATGGAAGGCGCGGTGATGACCGTGGCCGAGCAAGTGCAAGGCACCGAGCAGCGATTCAGCCAGTTGGAAACCACCCTGACCCAGCAGGTGGCCGACCTCAAGCAGCAGGTCGAGACCGATGCAGTGGCCTTTGCGGCGCTGAAGCAACAGCTTGCCCGCACCGAGAGTTTCAGCCAAGGACAACGCCCGCCCGCCACCGGCGGCAGCGGTGCGCAAGACGTGCTGACCGACTGCTAACCCGCACAGAAAACGATAACTCACAGGATAAAATTCATGCGTCAGAAAACCCGCTTTCAATTTAATAAGTTTTTAAGCCGTATCGCCGAGCTGAACGGCGTCGATACCGGCGACCTGGACAAGAAATTCAGCGTCGAGCCGTCGGTGACCCAAACCATCATGACCCGCGTCCAGGAGTCCTCCGCGTTCCTAAGCAGCATCAACATTGTGCCAGTGGCCGAGATGAAGGCCGAGAAGGTGGGCCTTGGGGTTAACGGCACCATTGCCAGCACCACCGACACCAGCGCGGGTGACGAACGCGAAACCGCCGACTTTGCTTCCCTGGATAAGGACGGCTATTTCTGCCAGCAGGTGAACTACGATTTCCATATCCGCTATAACACCCTCGACCTGTGGGCGCGTTACCAGGATTTCCAAACCCGCCTACGAGATGCCATCGTAAAGCGTCAGGCGCTTGACCGTATCACCATCGGCTTTAACGGCACCCACCGTGCTAAGACCTCCAACCGCCTTAAAAGCCCGATGTTGCAGGATATCGCCGTCGGCTGGTTGCAAAAATACCGGGACGAAGCGCCAGCGCGCGTGATGAGCAATGTGCAGGACGATAACGGCACCATCCTGTCTGACACGCTCCGGGTAGGGCCCGGTGGTGATTACGCCAACCTCGATGCGCTGGTGATGGACGCCCACGCCGAATTGATTGCCGACTGGTATCAGGAAGACCCGGAACTGGTGGTGATTTGTGGCCGCAAGCTGCTGGCGGATAAATACTTCCCGCTGGTCAATCAGGTACAGCCCAACAGCGAAGCCATGGCGGCTGACATGATTATCAGCCAGAAGCGCATCGGCAACCTGCCCGCGGTACGCGTGCCGTACTTCCCGGCCAACGCCTTGATGATAACCCGCCTGGATAACCTCTCCATCTATTGGCAGGAAGACACCCACCGTCGCCACCTGGAAGAAAACCCCAAGCGCGACCGCGTCGAGAACTACGAATCCATCAATGAGGATTATGTGGTGGAGGATTATGCCTGCGGCTGCGTGGTGGAGAACATCGAGTTGGGTGATTTCACCCCGGCTGTCCCGTCGGAAGATGCCCCTGCGAAAGGCGGAGAGTAAGCCATGAGCAACCCGGCCCGCCGTCACTTTTTGCGCCAGTCCGCCATTGAGGCCGCCCGTCGGGAGGCGGGCCCCACCGCCCACGCCAACGGCTATGAGCTGATGTTATTGAAGCTCTATGAGGACAAACGCAGGCTTAAACAGGTGCGCTCCCAGGAACGCAAAGCCGACCTTAAGCGCCAGTTGCTGCCGGACTATGCCCCGTGGGTGGCCGGTGTCCTGGCGGAAGGGCGCGGTGCGCAGGACGTCATCGTGATGACGGTGATGATTTGGCGGCTGGATGCGGGCGATATCCCCGGGGCGCTGGCGATTGCCCGCTATGCGCTGCGCCACAAGCTGGTGCCGCCCAACGGGTTCAACCGCTCCACACCGTATTTGATAGCTGAAGACGTCGCCGAGTCCGCCACCCGCGCCCATGAGGCCGGGCAGCCGGTCAACATCGAGCACCTGTTGCAGACCCTGGAACTGACCGACGCCGAAGACATGCCCGACCAAGTGCGCGCCAAACTGCACAAAATCACCGGGTATGTGCT